GGACTAATCTTATAAATAACATCTAGGAAATCGCCCTCGGCCAAAACAATTGGAGATGTAGCGCTTTCTCCAATCCATGTCATGGTCGTAATGCCATCGCTGTTAGAAAATGTCACATAATCATTTAGAATTAACGACATGTACGATGATGTATTTGCTGGTCTAATTGATATAGAAAAATTACTTCCATCTTCTGGAAGAATTGCTAGTTTAGCTAAAACAAAGATTGTCTGGCTATCTTCGGAAACTTTAATTCCTTCTTGCCACGTAGACGGCGATACTATTTGCCATAACATAGAAAAGCTATTAAGCGTGATTCCAGCATTGGCAAGCGCGTTCGTTAATCCGATCAGAGTGCCTTTTTGCTTGTATAACGGAATAGCTTGTTTTATCTGTCTTCTCCATAGAGTCACATCTTGTGATCTTAGTTTTAGACCGAACAATCCCGCAAGGTAAGGCAACAAGGTTTGCGGAGTAGCATTAGCATCGATCAAATCTACTGTCTGATTGACCATGTCCTCAATAAACGTGAACAGCTTTGCTACTGCTGTATTGTACCTAGAAATTACATCTGGAGACAAATCACTTTCCGACATTTGATTACTCATAAAATCTGGCATATATCGGCTTAATAGAGTCGTATACTTTTCAGGATTTGTATGATGCGTAGGAATGCTAGTGGTTTCTTTAGTGTCACCAGAAATAAAAAATTGATAAAAATTAGAAAGTTGATCGCTTGTGTTCAGAGTCCATGTCCAACAGATGTAATAATCGCCTTCGCGATAATTCGGTTGCCAAGTAAATGTAAAGGTTCCGGTAGAAACATGCCGTATGGTTGAAGCACTTGGGCTAGAAGAATTCCAGGCAGCAATGCCATCACTGCCCAATACGGTGGTTGGAATGGTTTTGCTAAAGAAGGTATCATAACTCATTTCCGGCTCAACTTCAATTACTTCTTTGAAATTACCATTAAAGAAACTTCTTTCAACGTAGTTGATGGTCACTAAGTCAATAGTGTCCGGGTCAACTAGATTACCGTCGTTATCTGTTGTGGTTATAGTAAATAAAATCTCATCAGAGATTGTTGGGTTTTGATCGATTGTTATTGTCATTGGAAGCTAAATGAGACACTTATAGTATCTGGCCTTATAATTTCATAGTATTTTGCCACAACCGTTTCTCCAGAATTACCTGGGTCATTTGTGGTGAATGTCGTTGAAAAACTAATAATTTGTTGTATAGAAGATAAAGATTTTACTAAATCAGAGGCGTTAAGTGTTTGTCCATATTCCCAGTTGGCTAGGGCGAAGAAGTTATTTATAGCTGAATTTACTGCGCTTTCTATATTAGACTGAGCGTTTCTATAAAACTTATCAACTATTAGATCTACAGAAACATCTGTATTAATAACCACGCCATCTCTCAAGCAAACCGAAACTCCCATCATAGACTGTGCGTTGATAGCATCTAATAATGCGCTCTTAAGAGAGTCATTGGCAACTTGTAAGCCGCTAGTCCCACTTAAAGCAAGCACATAAACATCTACAATGTTAGCTGCGCAGCCATAGTTCCTTAAAACCGCTACAGATTTGCCGATTTGCCCGTTGTATGGAGTAGCGAACTGGTCAGCGAAAGTCTGGTAATCAGTATCGGAAACAATTCTACCCTGCATTTTAACATACCTTGGCAGTTTACTCTTAACATCATCAATCGTATCGCCGTCGTATCCAAAGTTGCTAGCTGTGTAATTAGAAAAATTAACTGCTGCGGCAATACCGAATCCGTCTAAAGTAAAAGTTCTATAAGTAGAAATAGCCCCAGAAACAATGTTGCTGCTTGTCCCGCCACCCACTCTATATTGTACAACAATATTTGCTCCTGACGTAGGGAATAGGCCAGATTGTGTATTGCCGAATATAATGAACGCATTATAATTTGAATCAAATTCAAGGCGGTATTCTTTTCTAGGATTGGAGTCGGTAAAGTAATCAACCTCATTCCATGTTGAGCCATCTACTATTACAGTCACGCTGTCAAAAATAACAGGATGATTTGATAGCTGAAAATTTTGATTAGCTAATCCGGTGCCGAGGAAGGTATCAATAAATGTTTGTCCTTGCACCCCAACTATAGAAGTATTTGACAGATTCCCAGCAGGTATAATTATGTCTTGGTTAAATATTGGGTTATTATTAGAGTCGGCAACAAATAACTCATATACTACCGAATTGTTGTTAGACACCGCAGTAACCGCAACACCAGACGGGATAATCAGATCACCAGGCAGGACCGTGTTGATGGTGGCAGCAAACATTGCTACTGCTGGAATTGGTGGGGTTGGCTTAAAACCGACTGATTCTGCTATACGAAAAGCATTTTCTGTTTCCGTGACCGTGCCAATAAAAACTTCCTGTATAATTTGATCTTGCTTAAATGACAGTGTGTCAAATAAAAATGCCTGAGGTTCGATAAGTAAAAATGCTAAGGATGACTCAATAAAATCATTAAAGTCAGACGGAAACTGTTCTTTGATTAGATTTCTTAATCTAAACTTTAAAGAGTAAAAGTCTTGGTTGGTATAATTAATGTTCGTTAGGCTATTGTTTGGAGCCAAGGATGATTGGTCTAATGGGGTTTGTTCAAAGGTACAGTTTGTTGTCATAATGGTTTAGCCTACGGGCAGTTGTAGAACTAATGTGTCTACTGCCGTTAAATTGTCAAATTGTGCGAATTGTATAGTAATAGTCATTAGGTGCTGGTCGCTTTCGGAAAGATTATTTGGGTTCTGCGCATTTGCCGTTTCCGATGATACTGCTGTTATTTGTGTAATAGATACTCTTGGCTCCCATTTACTTATAGCGCTTTTAATTAATGAAACCACCTGCGCCTCTAAAGCGGCGTTATTTTGCTGGAATAGAGCCGAACTTAGTCCAGTCCCGAAGGACGGCAACATCACTCTTTCGCCAAAATTAGTAAGCAAAAGTATCAATAAATCACTTTTAATAGTGGAAGTATCAGCTATTTTTGCGAAATAACCTTGACTATTTTTTTGTATAGGGTATTTGAGACCGAGGAAGTTGGGCATTTAGTTTATTTATAGAAGAATTAATACTAAATTAGTGCTATGGGTAAAAAATATCACATTATTCTGGCCGATCCACCATGGAGCTACAACGATAAAAAGGTTGCCGGAACAGTCAGAAGCAACTTCGGAGCATCTAAACATTATACGTGCATGAATATAAATGAAATTAAAAAACTAAATGTATCCAGTATAGCGGAAGACAATGCGGTATTGTTTCTTTGGGTCACGATGCCATTGCTAAAAGAGGGTATTGATACAATGGAAGCTTGGGGATTTAAATACAAAACCATAGGTTTTTCTTGGGCTAAATTTAACAAAAATGGAAAACCTTTCTTTGGAGTAGGGGCGTACGCCAAAAGCAATGTAGAGCTATGCTTAATGGGTGTTCGCGGTAAAGTGGGTCGTCTTATAAAAGGACAAACATCAGATCCAAAAACCAAGCTTACAGTAGCCAGTAATTATGTGTCATCTTTAATTCTTACAAATAGGCCACACCAGTCTACCAAAGTTTTTTTCCACTCATCAAAGCCAGAAGAACAATATTCTAGAATAGAAGGTTTGTTCGGCGATGTTTCCCGAATAGAATTGTTCGCTAGAAATACCCGTAATGGATGGGATTCCATCGGCCATGATATAGATGGCGCAGATATTAGAAATTATCTAGTTAGTTAATTAGTTTGTGAGCTTCCGCCGGACTTACCGCCCATTACCATTTGTAGCTGAACCTTTTGAGCGCCACTGCCAGCGGCTGCAAAAACCCTATCTGAAATTTGTAGCAATCCGTCTTTGAACACAATAACGGGGGCGACACATGGGTCAAGCTGGCCTTCTACCGATGTATCAGGGCAATCCTGTCCTGCTAGTAAATAGATATTTTCTTTAGCATAATGTAATATGCTTTCATCAGCCGCAAAATACACGTTCTTACATTCAACTACAAACTGATCTGACACGGAAAAGATCTTATTGCTCGGGTTACTTTCTGATCCAACTACTTCTACGCTGTCTCCGTATGTCTCAATATTTAATTGTCCACCAGCTCTTAGGAATACAAAAGATGTAAATGAGTCTGACGTTGCCGCATCTGCGCTTTCCTGCATTAAAAAAACGTGCGGACCAGCTTCTTGATTATCTTTTTGAGGGCATAGTATTTGTACGCTTTGAGCCTTGGTATTTTCTTGGCTTGTAGAATCATCCATTACAAATTCTAAGCCATATCCAGTTTTAATATAAACTTTTCCAGCAGATGCCTTGGCAATGGGAAGTCCGCCAGACATGCGCATTGGAGAGCACTGTTGATTCCCTTCGTCAATCATAGCAAATACGTGATTGGAAGTGGTAGTGACCTTATATCCTCTATTTTTTCCAGCAGAATTAGGGGGGCAGGCGGCATCTTGTGCATTTTCTTCCCCTTCTTCAGCGTTCCCCGCATTGCCAACAGTATGATCGTTTAATTCAACTTTAATACCACAGGCGGTTTCTAAAACAATACCATTACCGTCATCACGCACGCCTTTAGACGACTCAATGTCCTTCATGGTAATAGAATGGCCGGTGACACTTTTAAGAAATGCTTTTCCTATAAACTTATCAGTGCAACCAAAATCAAAATCTAATCGCCAATCTGGATTACCGCTAGGTTGTTCTACTGAATCATCGAAAACTAATTGGTATCCTGCGATAGACTGTAATTGTACTCCTGATTGGGGTAATGCCGATGCGGCATTTTGTGGCGTAGGTGCGCCAGCATATAACCGACATTCTTCTTTATGCTTATAATAAGGATTAGATCCTTTGTTTAAATTTTCTACGTCTGGAGCTACCGTATTGGAACAGTTTACCATCTTGGTGCTGCATTCGCTCAAGTCATCCCCAGCTTGGCCGCATTGTGGATGCGCCCATTGTCCACTAGGATTTAAATGATCATCCTTAAACAATAACCAGTTTCCACGACCTGAAAACAATTCAACTCTTGAGTATCTCTCGTTGCATTTGTGGTCGCCGTCGTCAAACTTTAAAGTATGTTTGTTGTTTGTTTTAAACCCATAAATATGTGGATATGTAATTTTTTGATATGCGTTCGGATCTTCGTCAAATGTTTCAAATTGCGTTGAGTCAATTGCGTTATAATTTTCGCTTGTCCATGGAGGAAGCAACTGCGATTCATCGTCTGGGCCGACCAGATAACCCTTTCTTTTCCCATACCATATGTTATAATATTCTTCAATTTCATATCCCCATTCATATGGTGCTTGTCCTCTGCTAACGGGATAAGTGGTTCCGAAATAATATGGAGCATTTCTGTTTCCATTTACGAAAGAGACTATAACTGTTGACCCAGCCGGTGGAACCCACGATACTCCGCTTGCATCAAATCCGCCAAACGTAGATATAGGATCTGCCCAAGGCAAGCTTTTAATATCTGCATCTTTATTATTTAAAATGCCAGTAAAAAATTGTATTCTATTTCGTTTTAGTGGGTCTAGGGTATTAACGCATAGCGCTAAGTAAATACCATTTAGCGTTTCGCTGTGATAAGCAACGCGCCAGTTCTTGACGAAATCAGAAGTAAGAATTTTATCTACTTTTCCACCTAGTGAAAAAATATATGATTCTAAATCTTGAACTTTTTGTTGCAGCGACGACATCTTAATCTCCTATACCGTTATTTATGTCTGTATCTATACCAGGTTGT